AGCATCAAGCTTCAATTACCGGCTGGGAATGTGGGGTTCATGAGGCGCTTACCGCGTAGCCCCTCGATCCGCTCATACATATCGCCCCCGACCGTGGCGTTGTGCTTCTGGCCGACCACTAGGTTCAAGTCACGACCGGTGGCCTGGTGCAAGTCGTCCACTGCCGCCAGGCTCGCGGATCCGCCCGACAGCAGCTTGAGCGCCCCTAGCGCCTCGATCTTCTTCACGCCACCCACTGACTCGGTCGAATGGTCGTCCACTGTCCTGGTATGGCTCTGGAAGCTTTCGGTGTTCGTCATGGCGTCGACCTCGCGCTCGATCGCCTGGTCCTGGATCTTGCCGTCGGTCTTGCGCAACCAGTTGCCGTCCGCGTCGACGCGCTGCTGCACGGCGTCACTGTGCTGCCATACTTGGTCGCCCTTAGGGACCTTCGGTAGTGTCAGGCCGTGCGGCAGAATTGTCTGGATAAAAGGCTTGTGTGGTAAGCCATAGGCAAAGCACACCACCACGCTGGTGCCCTCCTCCGGAAAGGCAAAGAAACCCATCTCATCGCCACCCACCGGCATGGGCAGCGGCACACCAGCCAGTACCGGCAATGTCGTGTCGATCTCGCCATCCGGCCCCATCACTTGCAGGTCGACCGAGAAGCGTGGCCGGAAGTCGTCACACAGCCCAGCGCTGGCCGGCGCATCCGCCACGGCCACCACCTTGGCAAAGCGGGGCAAGTGATAGCCGCCGGTGAGTTCAGGGAATTGTCGTTCTACGCTCCGCTTTATTGCGTCGTCCATTTGATGGCCATCTGTGTACCGGCCAGCGTCACGTTCGTGATCCGCTCGCCTTGGTTGATTGATACGCCTGGTCGCAGGCCTGGTAAGGCCGCGATCATTGCGCTCTGGCTGCCCTGATATCCGTCGAAAAGGTTGACCGGTAACTGCAACGGCGACCGAGCGCCGTAGAAACTGTCAGCCCAGGCACCGACATAGATCTCACCGTCACCCTGTTGCTGCCAGATAAAGTCCTTGATGCCGAACACCCGCGCCATGCTGTCCAGCGCTTGGTATCCAGCGGCCAGGTTGTAGAAAAACGGCGTCTTGACGCGTGTATAGGCCTGGTCCGGAACCCGGAAACGCAGGCCGGTCTTGCCGCCGATATCGGCCAGCACCGCGCGCAGATCTACATGGCGCAGGTTCATGGGCAGGGGGTTGGCCAGCACCGCGGCTAACTCGCGACACAGCACCACCTGCTCGATGCCGTTGGTGGCGGTGCATCGTTCCACATAGCCAATGAAATGACGCTGCAGGACCGCTTCGTTGTAGCCGATATCGAACGTGACCAAACCTTTGACGGTAACGCCGGCCTTGATCGTGAACGTGGCACGGCCCGGACTCTTGAGGTCCAGGCGGACATCGTCGTTGACCAGCGGCATGACCGCGCCGCCGATCGTCAGCACCTTGTGCAGCTTGATGCTCATGAAACGCCGCCTAGATAGGTGTCCACCTTCTTGAGCACTGCCTCAAAGCCTGTTAGCTCTTCGGGCGTGCCCGATCCGCTACCCGCAACACCATCACCTGGTGCTGACTGCGACGTTACGCCGTTGCCGGCGCGCCGGTTCTCGACCCTCTCCGGGTTGGATAGCTTCTCGCTCAGGGTGAACTGGACTATCCATTGGGCCAGTGTGTCGTCCTCACGAGCGCTGACCCCGTCAGAGAACGTCACTTGCCGGATGCCAAAGGCCTTGGCCGTGTCGTTCACGATGCGATAGGTCTGGAGCTGACCACCACCTGCAGTCGCCTCGGCCAGGCGCATGATCGTGCGCAAGTCCTCGAGGGCCTTGTAGGGGATTGTCAGCGCGACGGTCAGCGTCTTGGGTTTGAACCCCTTGTGCGATTTGTCGGTTGCCGATGTCTGGCCGCCCAGCTCGTCGGCCTCGATCTTGAGGTTGGCCGTCAGCTTCATGCGATGGCCGACGATCTGCTCGCCATTGAGTAGCAGCGTCATAGGCCCACCAGCTCCTGGACAAAGCTCAGGCTCTCTGCAGATCCCACCAGCAGCGCGCCGGCACAGAGCGGCCATTCATGGCCCGGTGCTTCGCCCTCGAGTAGTTCGCGGCGCAGCTGGCCCAGGTCACCCGGTCCCAGCATCCTGGCCTGTATCGATACGTCGTCGGCACTGTTGGTGAACTGGGCTTTCAGATCGGCCAGTTGCTGCTCGCGCTGTTGTACCTGCGCCTTCTTTCGCGCCAGCAGATCTGCAAGGTCCGCCATGGGCGAGCTGTCGGCGGCATAGCCTTCGAGTACCGCCAGTTGACCAGCCATGGACTGGCTGGCCAGCTTGGTGATCGGGCACCGCTGCAGCGGCAATTGGCTCCAGAGCGGCATTTGCCCGGCGATCGGCATGATCCATTTTTCCACTTCCAGCTTGGCCAGGTGTTCGGCACGGCGCTCGGCGCGCACCAGGTCAGGCATAGGCAACACCACGTTGAACCGCCCCAGCGTCGCGGCGAGCTGGTCCAGGCGCGTGGCGAGGAAGATCAGTACCAGGGCGCTCTGCTGGCCTTGCGCGCGGACTGCGTCGGTGGTGTCAGTCAACTTGTCGGCCAGCAACTGCAGCAGGTTGGGCGCGGATAGAAATCGCTGGTGACCACCGCTGCCCTGCCCTACACCGTGCTGAAAAGGCGTCACCACGATACACGACGGGACGTTCTCGAACTGGTCCGCCAAGGCGGTACGGCCGGCGCTGATCGCCGCTTGTGCGGTGCCGCCGATCGGCCCCGGGCTGGTGGTCGCGATGTCGGCTAGCTTGGAGACTCGTTCCCCAGTGCTGAGCATTTCGCCCTGGATGAGATTGCGAGCGCCGGCCATCTGGTCCATCCATTGAGTGGCTTGTGCCGGCCAGCGAAACTTGATGTTGGTCCAACTCATGGCAGCACCAACCAGGTCGGGGCTGATGGGCGGGCTGAAATGTAAGGGAACGACGAATGCTCCGGCCAATCACGCAGCGCGCCACGATAGGCCTGCAGCGCCATGTAGTGTTCCACCGACAACGTCGTTGCCTGCCCTGCTTCGAGCTCGTCACGGTGACGGTTGACCATCCCATCGGTCTGTTTGAGCTGATAGTCCCGCCAGCAACGATCATTCTCGCGCAGCGTCTCGATGCTGGGACTAAACGGCGCAATAGCAGCAGGTCGGCCACTGTCATCCAGGTCGATACGCATGCCGTTGCTCTGTGCCTCCAGTAAGGATTGGTAGTGCTCCATGCTGATCTCGATCAGATCGCTCGCCGGGGGCAGCAGGCATTCCGGATTGTCGACGGTAATCTGCGGCACCGGGACGCCGAGGTCATCGATCTCGATCATCGGCGCGGACTCCTCCTGGCTGTGGTCGCCCGCGATGTATGCGGGATCCGGGACCAGGATCTTCGGTCGTTTGAAGGATGGGTCATCGATGGTGATGGTTCGGGGGCCGTGGCTCGCGCTGCTGTAAAACCCGCCCGACGGGCGACCGTAAAAGAACTCCATTTATTTCCCCGTTACGCGGTAGTGGATGGTGATGGGGGTGTTGCTTGGGTTACTGCCGGCAACGCGTTGAACGCGTACGGTCATGGCACCCAAGCCAGGGCTATGAAACCCCACTAGGTTCTCGGCAATTTCACTGGTCTCTCCGACCGCCTCAATGCCGAACGTCACAGAGTGGAACGCGGCCGGGAACGACATCGGAAAATAAATCCCCGCTTCCGCCACTGCCCCGACGGCATTCGGCGATACCAGCGTGACTCGCCCCCACTGCTCGATGCGACCGGTGTCAGCGTCTTTGTGCCAGCCGTTGACCTCAAGCGAGGCAGTGTTTTTCGGCCGGTTGGCTTCGGTCCAAAAACGGTACCGAGCGTTACCCGCTGACCAGCCACCGAAAGCAAACTGGTTGTCCGTGTCCAGACCAAAGAACGTGCCGTAGGACCCGCCCCGATGAAATGTAATCACTGCTGCAGCGGCCGGGTTATTGCCGTTCACAATCGCCAGAGGGGCGTGGCCTTGGGTGTGAGCACCCGCCGCTGCCAGCGAAGGAACCTGACCGAGGCTGAATGCGGTGTAGCCGTTTTCACCCGCGAGCCGCACAAAACGCCCATCTGACTGGCTGGCGGTATAGGCGTCGGTGATGCCATAGCCACCGAGGGTGGTGGCGACGTTGGCCTTGCCGGCAGGATTGAAGTTGCCCGAGTGGTACAGCTTGTACTGCGGCTGGCTAGGGTCAGATCCGCCCAGATACAGCTCATTGTCAGTTTGGAGCCCCAGCATCCGCGCCACACGACGCGAAGAGGCATGAAAGGTAATGGCTGGGTGCAAATCCGAATCGAGAACCAGACCCGCAGATCCCCAAACGCCAAGTTGAGCATCTGCTTTGCGGCTGTACAGTCGGCCGGCCACCGTGCCGCCGCTGGTCGACAGTTTCCCCGCCAGGGCATTGGTCATGCTGGTGGCAAAGTTGGGATCGTTGCCCAGGGCCGTCGCCAGCTCCTTGAGGGTGTCGAGGGCCGCCGGCGACGAGTCCACCAAGGCCGCGACCACCGAATGCACAAAGGCAGTGTTCGCGGCCTGCTGGTCCTTGGTCGTGGCCGGTAGCGAAGGCACTCTGACCGGGCCGGTAAATGCGGCCCCCGCCAGATCAGCTTTGAGGGCCGGATTGAAGTTACCGGTGTCCCACGGCTCGCGGCCAAACAGATAAGCACGCTGGTTGGCCAGATCCAGGTTCAGCGGATCCGGTACGCCTGTCGAAAAGATACGAAACGTATGGTTATACAGATCAGCAAAGACGGTACGTAACGTCGTCGCCCAGCGCACCTCTGGCGAGTCACTGCTACCGTTATTAAGCACTATGGACTGCGTAGTGTTGATCGTACCCGTGACATCCCCACCGTTTTTGTTGAGCTTGGTGTCGACCAAGGCCTCTAACAGTTGGCGTACAGCTACGACCATTTTGGTGGTGGCCAACACTTGATCACTGTTGCTGGTTGGATCACTGCTGACCGCGTTGGGAATCTGGTCCAGCTTCACGTCATCTTTCGTGGTGGCCCGGGCGCGCAGATTGGGATAGTCGCCAACCCGGGAGGCCAGGTATTTGATCAGTTCAGTGATGATCGGCTCGACGCTGCGCAGATCGGTAATCAACGATGAGGTGGGCAAGTCGGCCAACGGCACCAAGTAATGGCGTGCGCCGGCACCGTCGTTGTAATCCACCTTGTCCATGCCAAACACCACTTGGAACTTACCCACCACGTCGCTGTGATCGCGCTGCAGAGACACATCCAGCCAGGCCTTGTTGGGCACCGACGGCACGACGACCGGCAGGACGGCTGTCGACTCCAGACGAATTCCTTCGACATAAGCCACCCCCGCCTTGAGCTGGTAGGTGCTACCGACTTTCTCCAACTTCAAACCGCTATCAAAGAAGCAGGCACGGCCAAACATATCGCGATTGCTCAGCCGCTCGCGTTCGTCGATGCCTTTGAGGCGTACAGTGAAGTCATGCTGCCAGGTGCTTGCATCGATCTTGATGCCGGTCAGTTGCTGGGCACCGTCGAACACCACCAGGAAGTTGCGCGTCACATTGTTGCCGATCTGATCAGGCAGGACGTTCTTGCGCTTCTGTTGCAACGGCACGTAGGCGACCGACAGCAGCACGTCGTCGCTGGTCTCCAGGCCGATCCAGTTCCAGTCGAAGTCCCCGATATCGGTGCCCATCAACAGGCTGTACACGACCTGATTGGGATTGACAAAGCCCTGCTGGGCGATGCTTGCGGTGTAGACGATTTGAGCCGCTGGCGGCTTCACGCTGGCGCGGTTGACCGGGCCGGAAACGTTGAGGCCTGGCACGTTGGCCAGCACGAAGCGGGCCACGGTCAGCGGCAGGTTGGCCGCTTGTTTCTGAGCGATCAGTTTCTCGCCGGCGAGGGTGATACTTGCAGCCATGAGGGCTCCTAAAGGCTGGCGACCAGCGTTTGCTGATCGTCATTGAAATCCACCAGCGCAACAGCAAGTTGCACCGGGGTGATAGTTACGAAGTCGTACCGGCGACAGGTGCGCCCGTACTGACGGATCAGCACGCGCAACAAGTCCGGGTTCTCGGACAATTGGGAATCGCTCAGGGTGAGCAACACGACGTCCCAGTCGCGTTCGGGCATGCGCTCCTGGATCTCGACGTAGCCGACGCCTAAGCGCTCCAGGATGCGTTTCAAACCGGCAGTGCTGCCGGCGTCCACGGAATTGATAAAGGCGTACTTGACCCGCAACCGGAACAGGCTTTCAGGTTCGGAGGGAAACCGAGTGACGTCGCGCTGCCAAGCCCACAGCTCCAGAATGGACAGGTGGCAGGTGTCTGCGTCGAACTGCAGGTACGGCCAGCGCAGCCACTCGGTGGCCTGTTCCCACCAGAGCTGGGCGGTGGCCACCAGCTTGGTCAGCTCCAGTCCCTCAAGCCAGAACGGCAGTTTGAGCTTGATCATTGCAGGACCACTGCCAGGGTGCTGATACGCGGAATATTCAGCGCTGACACGATGTCGCTGTTGGCAAACCGTAACGAGCTGATGTTCGGAAACTGGGCGTGCAGCTCTTCGGTCAGGCGGCTGAAACTGAACCGCGACTGAGGAAACGTGCGGGTCGGCGCATAGTCACTCTGGGTGCTCTCGCGAAAAGCAGCGCGGATGAACAGCCCGATCTCGGCCTGCAGCGTCTGCAGTTGCAGCACGGTGAGGTTGGCCACCGGCCAGACCCTGAGGCTGATCGCGTGCAGAGTTTCAGGCATGGCCATGGCCAGCAGATCGTCGCCGTGGCCGTGGTTGCCGCCGTCGCGGATATGCGTGTTGATCTGCTCGAGGAAAGTATCGGCGGGCACGCCTGCGTCGAACAGTACGAAGGCATTGGCACTGCCTGGTCCACGCGGCGCGCCGTGTTCAAAATACACGCCGTCAGCGGCAACCCCAGGAAACCCGGTGATGATCGCCCGGTACACCGCATCGGTGTGCCATTGGTTGACCGCCGAAAACTGGTTGCGCACGCGCAGACGCAACTGGTCGTCATGCTCGGGATCCGCGCCAGGCGTCTGCAGCCAGTCGGTATTGTTGACCACCTGGACAACGCCCGGTACCGACTGAGGCAGCACCGCGTAGTAACCCGGTGCCAGGTTGTAGCCGCTGCCGGCTCCCACGGCCTTGACCGGCACGACCAACTGGCTCTGGCCCTCTTCAAAGCTGCGCGGCTCGGTGGTTACCAACTGGTAGATATGACCGTTGAGGGTCGGCGACTGGACGACAGTGCCGATCGGCACTTCCAGCTCGCCACCGGTATTGGCGCGGGTAAAGAGCAGTTCACCAACGGCCACCGTCGCGGCTTTGCGCTCGATGTTCACCGCCCAGGCCAGCATGTCCAGCCATTGCGCACCGGCAGTCTTGACGAAGAAATTCGGCAGCACCGTGCCGCTGACGAACTCCAGCAGCCACAGCACCGGCTTGGTGACCAGCGCCGTGATGATCCGCCAGAACGGACTGTAAGCGCTGGTGTTGCTCAGCGTGCTGCCCTGCTCGACGGCCAGCTTTTCCCAGGCCTGCTTGAGCTGCGCATCAGTGGTGGGCACGCCGGAATCACTGAGGGCCTTTTTAAAATCGACGGTCACAAGGTGATCTCCAGCAGGCCGAATTTCACAGTCGTGGCGGTCACCAGGTACACACCCGGCTGGGCCTGCTCGATCTGCGCGGTGCCTGGTACCAGGCGTTCGTCATCCTCGACGAGCAGCTCCATCTGCTGAATGCAGTCACGCTGACGCAGCCGGTCGCGCTCGGCCACCAGGGTGATCAGCAGGCCGCTTTCGCGGATCAGATGCGCGATGTCCTGGGCGATCGAGGCGCGGTCATCCACCAGTAGGGGTTGGCGGGCCGGATCGAGTACCAGGTCGTTGTTCATGATCAGCAGGTCGACGTATTCACTCATCAGCCGCCCACCGCCATGGCCATCATGTTTTCCAGCTCCAGCGGTGTCATCGGTTTGGAGGTATTGATATTCAGTGTCTCGACGTGGGTGCCGGGGCGCTGGTTGGGGTTCATGGCTTTGCTCTGGTTCTGGAAGCTTTGCATCAGTCCTCCTTTCGGGACGGCCTGCGGTTTGGTGGGGCTGATCGACGTATTGGCGTTGATCGCCTTGCGGGCCTCAATACCCTTGTCCGATTTGGCGGGCAGCTCGATGACCTTCTCGACGCGCTCTGGCAGTGTCGTTTTGGCCGGCATAGAAAACGCCAGATCAGCCGACGCCGGCGGCAGCATGATCGGGTCGGCCTGACTGATCTGCGGAGCAGGCATCTGCAGCGGTTTGAAGGGCAGCACGTTGGGTTGCGGCAGGCTGATAGGCGGTACAGGTTTCACCTGGACTCTCGCTGCAGCACCCTGGGCCGGCGCAGATCGAGCGACCGCTCCCGGTACGGTGCCCGCCCGCGATGTGGTCACCACTGCCGGCAGTTGTGGACCCGGTACAGGTGCGCCCAGCTGAACGGGTAGATCTGGAACCTTCGGCGGCTCGGGCAGATCACCAAACGTGGTTTCTATGTTGATGCCGGGGATCTTATTGGCCATCTCGATCAGGCCATTGATTGCGCCCTTGACCGTAGACAAGATGCTGTCCCAGGCCGTTTTGGCGATGCCTGACCAACCGCCCATCGAGTCGAACCAGCTGGACAGTTTGGCCATCTGATCGCTGATCCACTGGAACGCGGTGGTGTTCATCAGTGCGGCGCACAGATCGTCCCAGTAAACGACCGCTGCGACCACGGCAGCGGCCAGCAGGACAATGCCGGCCACGATCAGCAGCACCGGATTGGCCAGCATGGCGGCGTTGACCAGCCAGATCGCGCCCTGCCACAGCAACATGCCGACACGCACGATCGCCATCCAGGTGTACAGACCGATCAGACCGACCACAAAAGCCGCAACCATGACCGTGTGGAACAGGAACATGGCGATCGATTTGAAGCCCTGCCAGGTGAGCAGCTTCCACACGGTGAGCATACCCAGCCAGACCATTTTGCTGACACCTACCACCAGGGTCAGCAGCGACATCGCGGCGATGAAGCCAAAGACCACCAGCGTGGTGATACCGATAAGCCGGGTGATGTTCGGGAACAGTTGCGTCCAGCGGGTCAAGGTCTTGGCAATGCCCACCAGACGTTCCATCAGCGGTGTCAGCGTCGGAATCAGGGACTGGCCGAAGGCGATGCGCAGCGCTTCAACGGCTTTGCCGAACTGCTGCCAGGGGTCGACCATGGCCTTGGCCATCTTCTCGGCGTTCTCCAGGCCCCGGATCTTGCCCAGCTCAGCAATGCCGTTGCGCAATCGATCGGTGTCCTTGGCCAGTGCGCCGATCACCTGGGCACCTTCACCGCCGAATACTTCCATCAGCTTGGTGCCGGCAGCAGCGCTGGTCAGGTCGCCGTACTTGCCCTGCAACTTGTCCATGATCTGCAGCATGGGCAGTGCATTGCCGGCGGCGTCCGTGAAGCTCAGGCCAGTTTTCTCGGCAGCCGCGCTGAGGTTTTCGAAAAACGCCTTGTAGCGCCCGCCGGCATCGCCGCCTTCCATGGTGCTGGACAGCGTACCGACCACCGCCATTTGTTCGGCAAAGCTGACACCGGCCTGGGTGGCGATCGCCCCTACTTCCTTGAAGGCGTCTTTCAACTGGGCACCGTCGGTGCGGAATAGCTTCACCGCCAGCGCGGTCTGGCCGGTCAGCTGCTGCGCCCATTCCATCCGGCCCATCTTGTCTGCCTGGGACTTGAACAGGTTGTACATGGTGCCCAGGTACGCGCCGGTCGTTTCGGCGTCGGATTTGGTGACCTTGGCCAACAGATTGCTGGCACTGGTGATGGTGGCCAACTGGCCGCCGACCAGGCCCTTGATCGCGCCATCGATGACGCGTGACGACGCCACGAACTCGGCAGCGCTGGTGGCGTAGGTGATCGAGAATTCGAGGGCCGTCCGGTTCAGCGAAGCCAGCGCGTCTTCAGTGGTGCCCAAGGCGCGTATGTCGCCCAGCGCCCGGTTCACTTCCAACGCCGGTTCCAATGATTCGGTGATGGCCTTGCCCGCCCCCACCATGCCGGCCAGGCCTGCGCCCATCTGAATGATGTTCTGCTGGCTCTTGGCGGCAAGGTCGCTGAAGCTGGTTTTCACCTTGCCCAACGGGGCACTGACCTTGTCGGTCAGTTTCAGGATGAAAGCCAGGCGGGCGGAACGGTCAGCCATCAGGGTTATCCGTTAAAGGCAGTGGAAATACCGTTGGCGACGGCAATTTCCATGCGTCTCCAGTGTTCGTCTTCAAGCCACTTGGCAGTGCCCATGCTTTCAATCGTGGGCTCAGCGCCAGGCAGCCAGCGTTGGGGCAGGGCCAGCAACTGGCCCAGCCCGTCCTGGGTCAGGCCTTCGGCATGTTCGAGGGCTTTTTTACGATCACTTCAACGTCCGGCGAATACTCTTCAAGCAACGCACCGGCCAGGGTCATGGTGGTGATCGGGTTTTCCAGCAGCGCCTTCAGTGCGGCCTTGTCTTCGTCCTTGACGGTGCCCATCAGCAGGTTGTGGGCCGGCGCGACCTTGTTGGCCTGGGTCGTGGCGTTGAAGTACTTGGTGATCACCTGCGGGGTCAGGTTGAACGTGAACTCCTTGTCGCCACGTTCCAGGGTGATGCTGCGGTTTACTTCGCTCATGTCGGTGTTTCCGTAAGGTTGAGTTGTAAAGGGTCAGGGTTGTGCCGGCGTGCGTTGCACGACCTGGCGGATGTAGTCCTGCAGGCCGAGGATCATTTGCCGGCTGAGGGCAAGCTCGTCTCTGAGGGTGAAATAATCCGATCGAGCGTCTGCTGCGAGTTCGGCGCTGCCTGCATCAGCCAAGCCGGTGGTGCCGGCGGTACCGGGCATTGCGGGGCAGAAAGCTTTGATGCGCAGCCGGTAACTGCCATCAGCAACAGCAAGCTGCAGAGTGTTGATTTGAGCGCGGGCACGATTCAGTTCCTCGGTGTGGTGGGTATCGAGCTGGTCCCGCGCTGCCAGCTGATCGCGGGCCAGACCCGCCGCCTCTCGCTCGGTGTGCAGATCTGCAGTGGCGTCGACCAGATCAGCGCGGGCAGCGACGAGCTGGTTGCCCTGATACTCGAAAGCGCACCAGGTCAGCAGACCGACCACCAGCAAAAACAGGGCAAGGCGCAGCGGGCTGATGGTCATTGCAGGCACAGCCTCATTTCGGCCAGCCGGCGGTTGTGCAGGCCACGAACAAAGGTCTTGCGGCCATCGGCACCGGTCACATAGGCCCACACTGGTGTCGTGCCGTCAGAAGCCCAGGCCAGCGCTTTGCAACCCTCGGCAATGAGGCCCGCATTGATCAGGCCCACCGCCCGGCTCGCGCACGTCGTCTGCACGCCGAAGTTGTGGCCATGGCTGCTCAAGGCGTCGAACGTGTTCTGCCCGATCGCCTGATTGGTCACGCAGTCGGCCAGGCCCAACTGGCCCTTGGCGATGACCAGGCCTTCCACCTCGGCGCAGCGCGCATCCGACCAATATTCACCGACCACCACGGGATCCGGGCTGGTGTACTTGGTGATGCCCTTGCAGACCGTGGGCAAACCACTGGCCAGCTTGTCGGCATACACCACGTTCTGGCCGTTGCCTTCCCAAGTCCCCAGGAAGGCGGTCAACGTGCCGCTGCAGAGCAGCAGGACGCCTGCGGTGATCTTGACCCGCAGGCTCATGGCTTGACCCTCCAGTCCCGCAGCATCTGGCGGTACTTGGGGATCAGCAGCAGGATCTGCAGCACCATGTAAAACGCGGTCAGCATGTAGGCCACTGCGGACCAGTCAACGGCACCGGTCGCACCGGTGGCGGCGACGCCGATCGCGGGCGACGCCTTTACCAATGCAATAGCGGTGTCCTGAGCAGCTTGATTGGTGCTCATCGACGAAGCCCCTTTTCAGTCAGGGTTTGGCAAGGCACGCAACGAGTCATGCCACCCAGCGCCTGGCGTGCTGGCGGGATCTCCTTGTCGCAGTCCTGGCAATGGGTGAGGCTCGGTCCGCTCCCTCGCGGCTTGGCCAACTGGGCCGCAATGGCCTGGTCGCGTTGACGCTGCTCCAGAGCCTGCGCACGATCGAACGGGCAGACCATTACGTCAGGCCCTCGATTTCAGCAGCAGCCAGGTACGGCACGCCGTTGATCTTGATGAAGTCCGGACTGGTGACGTCGAACGGCACCTTATGGGTGTTCTTCGCGCCGCCTTTGGGATCGATGCTCAGCAGGCTGGACACGCGAACCTTGCAGCCGAACGCCTCGATGCGCAGTTCCTCTTCGCCGGCCTTGGCGAAGAACACGATGTCGAACGGCTCCAGCTCGCGGAAACTGCCTGCAGTCTTGGCCTGCTCGATGAGCAGATTGAAGTTGGTGGTGTCCAGCTCCAGCTCGCCGGCTGCAGCGACATCGCCGTCGACGTGACCATTGGGCACGCCCTTGGTCTGGGCCACGGTGCTGTTGTCCGTGATGTCGATGGTGCCGGCCTCGACGTGAACGAGCAGGTCGCCCAGGTTCACGTCGAAGTTCTTACCGCCAATTTTTGCGGCCATGGGTTACTCCGAATCCGTAACGGAAAGGTCCAGCGCGATGTTCGCGGTCAGGTCTTTCGGGCAGTTGAGGGGGCGCAGCTTGAGGTAGGCCACGACAGAGGTTTTGCTCGTCCAGGTCAGCACGATGTCGCCGTCCTTGGGCTGCTCGATCTCGCCTGGAAACACCTGGCCGGCGAATTTGGTGGACTTGGCCATCGCGCGCAGCGGGGCCATCAGCTTGGACGTGGTGGTCGCCATGCTGTTGGCCGAGCTGTTCAGGGTCCGATCGCCCACGTAGCGGATCAGCAGAGCGCGCACGCGGCGGGCTGCCTTGTCGACGACACGCAGGTTCTCGATCACCTGGAAGTCACTGCCGGGGGTGTCGAGCATGTTGCCGTCGCCCCAGTAGGTGCCCGGATAGTCCGGGTACGTCTGCGGCACAGACAGACGCGCTGCGTCGAGCTGCGAAAGCACCGCGGTGCTCAGCGGGATGCCGTCCATGTCTTTGGGTTCAGCGCCCAAGCCCAGGACTGCGCCGGTGGCCACGCGCATCGGCGTGTCAGCAATGCTCACGGCGGCATTGGCCAGCCGACCGGCCAGCACGCCCAGGTTGTTGCCGTGCAGTTGCGGTACCGGCAGAACCCGAGGCGCAGCCAGGCCGTCGACAATGGCTTTCTGCTCGACGACGTAAGCGCTCCAGCTCAACTGAGGAGCAATGCCGGCAGTCGCGGCGAGCACGAAGACGCGCCGGCCCAGCTTGTTGCTCAGGTCGTTGGCTGCAACGTGCATCGCTGAAAGCTCGGCCTTAGTGGTTACCGGGTTGACGATCACTACCGCTTCGAAGGAATAACTGCGGGTCGCGCTCTCAAGCGCCTGTTGCCAAGTTGTTTCGCCTGCGATCGGAGCGGCGATGCCGGCCCAGCGATCGCCGCCATTGCTGCGCGCTGCCAGGATCTGGGTTTTCAGGTCGCTGTCCGCAACGCCCAGCTGGACGTCCAGATCACTTTGGGTGTCCAGCGGTACCAGCTTGCCGACGTTCTTGGCAGCGGGACCGATGAACAGGAAATAGCGTTCGATCTCGCTCACGGCACCCTGGCCGAGGTTGAGATTGTTAACGCTGACTTTGCCGAGTGCCATAAAGCGGTGCCTCGTTAGCGGGGTGAATTAAGGATTTGTTGCAGCACCAGGTTCACCAGTTGGCTGGTTTCGCTGTCGCTGGCACCGAGGAACTGACGCGCAGGCAGCTTGATGTCCCAGCTTTGCGCACCGGTGGATTCGGCTCGTTCGTCGTCCAGGACGCGGATCAGCAATCCCGCCCGGGCGTAGTTCAGGTGTTGCTGGATCCACGCCACGGATGGGCGGGTCAGGGTCTTTTTGCCTTCCTGCCGGGTCTTGAAGCCCAGACGACGCAGGGTCTTGGCCTGCTTTTCGGTAGCGGCGGTGCCCGGCGGGACCTTGTTCCACTGCCGCATCTGCGCGGCCGTGCGCCGTTCGGAAACACCGTTGTGCTGCTGCGAAGCAACCCAGCGGGTCAGCGTGTTACGCCAGCCCAGCTCGGCTTCGGTGCCGGACAGTCGGGTTACTTCGAGCAGCCTGCCCAGCCCCGCTTCCATCTTCTTTTTGCCCTTGGACGTGTCCTTGCGGGCTTCAAACGGGGTGCCATCCAGGTTCTGCTGATTGCGGATCCGCTGGCGGCTCAGGCTGCGCACACGCTTTGTCACGTTGTTCAGCAGGCGTTTACGCTTGGGCGTCGGCAGTCCCAACAGGGCCAGCAGATCCTGCGCGGCGAGCATGCCGCGAATGTCCAGATCGAACGTGCTACGCGCCATGGCTAGTCACCTCGCCGGTTTCCGCAACCCACAGTTCAAACGGCACGAACGACCAGGTACTGCCAAAGGCCTCGATCTCGCCAGCAGGATCATCTGCCAGGTACTGCGCCTCGGTGAACTGCAGCTTGATGTCGACGTCGGCCAGGTCGTTGTCGAGCATGACTACATCGAACACCACGTTCGGCAGACCATCGCGGTCCTGGTCGTGGGTTTCCAGCCAGCTGCCTACCAGAGCAAACAGGCGCGCAGGGTGATCCGCGAACCGCTCGATCGAGACGGTCGCGCCGTAATTCATGTCACCCATGTGCATTCCTTGGGTGTCAGGTTTCCAGATCAGCTCCACTTGCACCTGGTCGGTCCAGCTGTCGAGCTGCTCAGGGGCAACCAACTGGCGCTCGAGCAGGTAGGCGGTCAGCGCCTTGAGCTTGATCACAGCAGCGCCGCCGTTATGCGGCCACGGCCCTGCAGCGACCGCACGGCGGCCTGGCTGAAAGCGAGGAAGGTTTCGGAACGCTCTGGCAACTCCTTGCCCACGTTTTCGGCGCTTTCGCGGCGGTTGACCGTGGCGAACTGGGTCAGCAGGCTGGCTTTGGCGCGGCTGTAGACGGCGCGCTTATAGGTCGCCGCTTGAAAGGTGCGCTCTGGCAGAACGGTGGTGTCTGCGGACGCCACGCTGGACACGCCAGCGCCCTGCCAGCGCGCTTTTAACTTGGCCAGGTCGGCGTTGACCTCGACCATGGCCGTGGTCAGGTCAGCCACCAGCAAGTCCACTAGGTATTCCGCTGGCAGGCGGTAACCTTTTTGAAACTCCGCTATAGAAAGATCAGGCCAAAAGCCGTCGTTGAGAACTGATTGTTCAACAAAAATGCCGGACCTACCGGAAAAGCTCATACACTCCCCCTACACGCGATAGAGGACTGCGAGTCATGAACGATGACGAAGAAAGGCTTGAATCGCTGAGCGCGAGACTTAAAGAACGCCAAATGGCTGAAAAATTTAAGATTCAGGACATTGAAAACAAGCTTGAGCAGGCGGAAGCCATGACGCTGAGACTGCTTGATAGCAGTCATGGCGAGACAGACAGCATCGAAGAGGCGCGGGTAATCGCTGAAACCTGCGTCACTGTACTTGCAGAGTGCGTTCAGGTTTTGGGAGTCAATGACGTGAAGATCACTGCAACCTTTTCTGATGGGAATGTGCCGAAAAGTAAACTTTTGCAATAATTCGCTACCACCCTCAAGGAACCGTTCGTCTGTTGGCCATGAAGGTTTGCTAGAAAAGTTCATACACTTTTCCCGCCTGCAATGGAGGACTGCGAGCCATGAGCGATGGAAAAGGAAAGTTTGTATCTCTGAAAGCACGGTTTAAAGAGCGCCTTACGTCGGCAAGGCGTAAGCAACAAATTCTTGATAGACGAATTGAGGAAGCACATGCGATGGCGATAATGTGCCTTCGCACTCAGAACGTTCATCCTGATGCGGTCAAGGAGGCATTGAAGCTTACTGACAGGTACGTCAGCACTCTGAATGACTGCGTTCAAGTCCTTGGAGGCAGCCAGGTGGAAATCACTGCGACCTTCCCGGACGGAAAAGTAATAATAGATAAGCTCTTGAAGTGATTCTTTAATGAACTTATATCGCCGTTCGTCCATTAATCTCTGAGTTATGCAGGAAAAGCTCATACTCTTCTCCAGCAAACAATGGAGGAGTAAGGCAAATGGACGATATAGGAAAAAAGATTATTTATCTGGAAGAAAAACTTAGAGAGCGTGAGCTGGCCATAAAACGCCACCAACATCTCAGGGAGAAAAAGCTCAAGCAGGCACACAGGCTTGCGCTTATGAGCCTTGAAACCAGCGAAGACCTGCATCCAGACGCCGTCATAGCGGCGTTGAATATCTCTGACAAATATATGAACACTCTGAGAGAGTGTATCCAGGTTCTTGGAGGCAGCGATCTGCGAACGATAGCAACTTTCCCCGAGGGAGAGTTTGAGATCAACAAACTTTCGCAGTGACCCGCTGAACATAGAAACCTCTCAAAGCCTTGCCATGCGCAGGGCTTTTTGCATTAGAGGCGGGAAAACTGTTTCAGTGGGTCAGGGCCATAAATGGTTGGCTCACATCCACAGTTTCTCGCCGGGGGGGGTAGTCGGTTATTCGGTGCCGTTGCCGGCGTTTTCATTGGCTTGGGCTTTGGCCAGCGCCTTGCGGCAGTCAGCTAGGCGTGTGCCCACACCGATGCTTTCGTAAAGCTGTTCGGCCCGTTCGAAGTGCTGAATAGCGACAGGCCAGTCCTTGCGATGCAGCGCGATCATTCCCAGCAACTTGTGGTAGCGAGCCGGGATGCGCTCGAACAGCTGCCATTCGCCGTCTACACGGGGCAGCAGGTTGGAAACGTAGGGCTCAGGGCTACGCCTGGCCTTGAATTCCGCCTCAGCCCAATCGATCACCTCGTCTGCAACGAAGGTCGGTATGTCGCGGTTGAAGCGCTCAGGCAGCGCCTGACCCTGGGATATGGCGAAGTCGGCCAGCTCCAGGCCCTGAGTGAACTGCTCGGTGTCGAACAGCCAGATCAGGACGTACACCAGTACCAAGTTCTGGAAATTCAATTCCGAATCGCGGTACCGCTGTACGTAATCCAGGTACTTGGGCAACAGCTCATTACGCTTAAGCAACTGGCGCTGCTCGCGACTGTTGATCGCGCTGATCCGCTCCAGATCGCCCGCCAACGCGTCCTCCATAAGCTTCAGATGCTTTCGTGCATTAGCAGGACTGGACAGCGCGGTGTCAGCCGAATAAGCCATCTGTGCACTGGCGGCGGCAGCCGCTGGGCCTTCTGCGATCAAGCGGCGTTTGTGCGCCAGTGCCAGGCTCATGCTTTCACCAATTCGACGTTTTCAGTCATGGCGAACTTTTCCAGCTGCTCGATCACATAGCCTTCGTTACGGCTGTTGTAATCCTCGACGCGGGAGCGCTTCGGGTTATCAACGGTCTGCTTGCGCCAGCTGGAGTCCTGGAAGTAGATCGACAGGTTATCGAAGCTGGTGACTACCACGGTGTTGACCGGGAAGAACGGCACGCTGAAGCTCGGCAGACCGCCGTAGGTCGCGATGACCTGAGCGTCTTCGATGCGTTCTTTCTCGGTTGGCAGGTCGCCTTGCTTGGCATAAAGCTTGGCCTTGTCGGCGGCCAGCAGGTCACTGCCGATGATTGCGATCAGGTCGCCGCCATCGCGAACGCGCTCGTCGACCATCTGTTTGGTGTCATGCACCAGGGCGTCGAGGTTGGCATAGTCGCCGCCTTCACCCAGCGTCACCTTTCCAGCGACCTTGCCTTCCTTGAGAACCTGCTCAGGGATCTGCTCGCGAGCGATCTGCAACCAGCCCTTGTTCACGTCCTGCAGCATCGGGAATTCGGTGATGCTGGTCTGCGGTGCGGCTTTGAGGCCATGGAAGCCGATCATCAGACGGTCGAGTGCGATCTGCTTTTGCACCGCGGCGGAGTAGCGCTGCTGAAAGTCGGGGAACTTGGCCCAGGCGTCGATCTTCGCGTAAGGCAGGCTGACGTCGGACTCGGTGGAAAACAGCTCGTAGACGCTGTCATCAAGCGCCGATGCGTCCTTGGCTTCGCGATCGGTAGTCTTGGTGTTCGTGCGACCGGTCACAGGACCCGACACACCGAGGAACACCTTTTGACCCTTGATCTCGGTCACGCCGATGACGTTGATGCGCTGCAGGAAATCGGACTTGTGGGTGATCGCCTCGTTGAGTTCCTGGGCAATCGAGGGCTCGACGCTGAACGTCTTGCTGGCCAGCTCGACGCCATAGGATTCAGCCAGGGCGACCTGCAGGGCCGCGAACATTTTCGCGCCGTATGCGCTCAGTGACTGGGCCATGTCAGAGTACCCGCTTCGGTTTAGGGTCAGCGGCACCGGTGGTGCGTGACAGGTGACGGCCTTCCGGCTTATCCAGCAAGGCGCTGAACCGGGCTTCCAGTTTGGCCAAACCAGCGAGAACGGCAGCGTTGGCAGAGCCTTCTCGGCTCAGCTGCTTTTCGCCCTCTGCTGTGGCGACAATGTCATCGACTGCCGTCTGTACGTCGTCAATCGGAGCCTGATCAGGTGCCGGCGGAGCTTCCGCGAAACTGTCAATCAGCGATTGAATGCCGGCGGCAACGATCAGTTGCTGTTCGATTAAGGCCTGCAGCGCTTTGGCTGTAGCTTCATCCATTGGGGGTTTGCTCTCGGTAGGGGTTTGCGGGGTCGTTTCGGCTGGCACCTCTTCAATGCCAAAGCGCTTGAACAGGCCGGTGAACATGCTGAATAGCTTGGCCACTTCGCCCTGCGGTTCATCTTCACCGATCGTCCCCAACGGGACGGCCGCCGCGTAATGCACGCGCTTGCCGGGGTTGCCGGGATTGCGGGAGAAGTAGAGTTCCTGAGTACCCAGGCTCGCCGGCTCGTCGGTGACGGCCAGGCCGGTCAGGTACGCCCTGCCGGTGCCAGCGAAGTCGGGCATGATCTCGATGCTGGTGAAGAGCTTTTCGCCTTGGTCGTTGAGCCACAACAGCTTTTGGTTGGGCTTCAACTGCGCTTCCAGCGCGACTTGGCCGGGTGCCAGACCCTCGACGTCCTCAATCAGGCGCACGGCAAACACGGTGCCGTAGGAACCTGGCCAGCGGTCATGTTCGGACCAGATGGTGGCCGTGTAAGTAGTAGTGCTGTACGTCTCGGCGATGTCGCGCAGTTCCTGGGGCGTAATGACGCGACCATCTACGGTAGGACCGCTGGTGGCGACGCGTTTCCAGAAGCTGACAAGGGAACGGGGCATGGGAAGAACTGCGCTCATCGGTAAGTTGAGGCCCCAAGATAGGGAGCCGCAACGCCTCCAACAAACGGTTTACTTTCGCGCTTCTCCTATATTCGATTTATAGGAGAAACACGGATTTTAACTGCACGTTTTCCACGTTTTCGCCGCATAGACTGCGGCCCATGTATTACTCAACCGAAGTCAAAGAAGCCGCCAAACGCTTGTTTCTACGCCGCCACAAGGCCAAGGAAATTCAGGCGCAGTTGAACCTGCCCAACATCCGGATCGTGTACCACTGGATCCGCGTGGGTGGCTGGGAAGACATGCTGACGGATGAAGAACCGCTGACCGCCATCAGCCGGCGTATCACCTTGCTTCTGGAGAAATCCGACTCGTTGACCAAGGGCGAGCTGGACGAACTGGACCGGTTGACGACCGTTCGCGAACGCCTGGTTAAGCAGTGTGTAAAGCCGGTGGTCGCTCCTGTCCGTGATGACCAGGATGACGATGGCCATCGCCGCGATGATCAACGCGGTAAGCGTCAGGAGCGTGGCAAGCGCGACGGCAAGAAGCGGGAAAAGAAGGTCAAGAACGACGTCAGCGAGCTGCGCGAAGTGGACTTTCTCGACAAGTTCATCAGCAAAATGTACGGCTACCAGAAAGAGCTGTTCGCTGCAAAACAGAACCCGCTGACCGCCAGGATCCGGAATATCCTCAAAAGCCGCCAGGTGGGCCTGACCTACTACTTCGCCGGCGAAGCCTTCATGGATGCGGTGCTGACCGGTGATAACCAGGTATTCCTGTCCGCTAGCCGCGCCCAGTCCGAGATTTTCCGCAGCTACATCATCGCCTTTGCCCAGGCGTGGTTTGGCCTGGAACTGACCGGCAACCCGATCGTACTCAGCAAGGACGGCAAGCCCTGGGCCGAGCTGCGCTTTCTCAGCACCAACAGTAGCACCGCACAGGGCCACCACGGCCATGTGTACGCTGATGAGTATTTCTGGATACGCGACTTCGAGAAACTGAACACCGTGGCCAGCGCCATGGCGACCCATAAGAAGTGGCGCAAAACCTATTTCTCCACGCCCAGCGCCGTGTCGCACCAGGCGTATCCGTTCTGGCAGGGCGAGAAATTCCGCAACAGCAAACGCAAGGCGGCCAAAGATCCCTGGCCGAGCGACAAACAGATCTCTGCCGGCGCACTGTGTCCGGACGGTCAGTGGCGCAAGGTCATCACGATCCTGGACGCCATCGCCGGCGGCTGCGATCTGTTCGACCTCGAGCAACTGCAGCTGGAGTACGACGAGGACAAGTTCCAGCAGTTGTTCATGTGCAAATTCATCGACAGCAGCCAGAGCGCGTTTTCCCTTGCAGATCTTGAGCGCTGTTACTCGGACCTGTCGTTGTGGGCCGACTTCGATCCCGACGACCCGCGCCCGTATGGCAACAGCCCGGTCTGGATCGGTTACGACCCGAGCCGGACACGTGACGACGCCACCTGCGTGGTTATCGCACCGCCGCTGGAGAACGGTGGCAAGTTCCGGATCCTGGAGAAGCACAGCTGGCGTGGCCAGTCTTTCAAGTACCAGGCCGAGCAGGTCAAGAAGCTAACGGAGCGCTTCAACGTCCAGCACATCGGTATCGATACGACCGGCATCGGCTACGGCGTTTTCGACCTGGTGCGCGACTTCTACCCGCGTGCGACCTCGATCCATTACAGCCTGGAAACCAAGAACCTATTGGTGCTCAAGGCGCAGGACACCATCCAGGGCAGCCGCATCGAGTGGGACGCCGGCTGGAACGATATCGCCCAGGCCTTCCTGACGATCAAGCGCGGCACGGCCCAGAGTGTGTAAAAACCCGACAGAATGTGGTCGGCGCGCAGCGCTTATTGTCGGTTGTCGGG